GCGATGGATATGTCCTCCGCTTCGGTAGAAATGTTGGAATCTGAAAAGGAGACTGCAACGAGACCAGTGAGATTCTCGAAACTTGCCTCGAACTCCTGCTTGAAAGTTCTGTTGTCTAACTGGGTCCTGGCTGCTTCGACTTCTTCGGCTGGGACATTACCTCCATCTATTGTTGTGAAGCTCCAGCGTTTCCAATCACCTGTTTCATCATCTGGAACGTAGCACCATAAATCATAAAACCATGATGCTGTGCCGTCTGGTGTGGAGATAAACAGTGCCCAGCCTTGTTTATCTGCTAGGGCTGGTCGAATAACTTGGAACCAGACATCGGAATCCATAAAGGCTGCTTCGTCAAGTACCACTCCAGCTAGGCTTCGGCCACGCAGAGTTGTTGCATTTTCAGTTCCTTTAAGTTCGATCAGCGACCCATTGATTAGTTCGATCTTGAGGTCGGTTTCGTTTTTTGATTGAATCCACTCTGATGGGATGAGTTTCTTTATTTCTTTCCATGCGATGTCTTTTGCCATGCGATAGGTGGGAGCACAGTAAAAGTATGTTTCGCCAGGGCGGTCTATTGCTGCTCTTAAAAGTTCTATGCAGGATAAATATGATTTTCCGAATCTTCTGCCAGCTACCAGTACCCTAAATCTTTCTTTTGCGTTGAACACTTCCCCCTGTGCCCATCTAAGTGATAGATTTTCGGCTGTTTTTGTACTCATGTAGTAAAGAATAGCTTAAATATTGACGGATTTCT